TTATAGGTAAATAAAGATTCTTATCTTTTCTTCTGGCCTGTAAAAGGCTATTTTCTCTACTATTTCATGTAATGTAGAGTTTTTTTCAGCTATAGAAGCATCACTGATTAATACAGCTCTGACTGATTGAATTTTCTTTTTTAATTGAGATTGGTCTATGGCAGGTTCTTTTAGTTTGGCAATTTTAGAATTTTTTACACTAATCTCCATTTGTAATTTTCTCTTATTTTCTTCATATTCTTCTAAAGTATCTATACCAGCTAGGAAAGCTTGTTTTGCCCTATCAAGCATTTTTTCTAACACAGAGATTTCCTTTAATAGTATTTTTTTTTCTTCAGCAAAATTAGAAATACTTTTTACATTTTCAATATATACTCCGGGATCTGCTAAATGATCTAATTCTTTTAATATTGCTTTTTCAATTTTGTCTGCCCTGACATAATGGCTTGGTTTACATGTTCCGCGGGTATATTTTATACATTGAAATCCATTATTGGTGTGAGAATATGTTAAGGACGAATCACAGCTTCCGCATTTTAAAATTCCGGATAGATAATGTTTTTTAGTTTCAGCAGGTCTTTCACCTACTTTCCTGCGAGCTTTATCAGCTTTCAATTTTTCATTAACTTTTTTAAAAAGCTCTTCATTAATTATTGGTTTATGATCTGATTTTTTTATAATGGTATTTGGATTATCATAAATACGTTTACCAACGGTTTTACCGGTAGGGGTCCATCTTACATATCCTATATAGATTGGGTTATTTAACATATACTCTACAGTTCTGTTTTCAAATTTATTTCCTCTTTTAGTCTTGATACCGAAAGAATTTAATTTACTGGCTATAGTAAAACAGCCTATTCCTGATAAATATTGTTCAAAAGCATAGCGAACATACTTTGCTTCTTCTTCATTAATTTCAAGAGGTTTATCTGTTAATTTTTTATAGCCAAAAGGAGGAGCACTTTGAAATTCACCACGGCTTGCTTTTTCTGTCATACCCTTTTTTACTTCTTCAGCTAGATTGATACTGTAATATTCGTCCATTGCTTCAATAAGAGCTTCAATGAGTACTGACATTTTATCATCACCAATATTTTCAGTGATGGAAATCACGTCGATCCCAAGTTGTTTTCTCAGCATGGATTTATACACTATACTATCTTCACGATTTCTTGCAAATCTTGAAAATTTCCACAAAAGAATTACATCAAAAGGTTTTGGTTTAGTCTTAGCTATTCCAATCATTTTATTGAAGCTTATTCTTTTTTTTGTAGCTTTACCGCTAATACCTTCGTCAATATAGATATGATTATCTTGAATTATCATATCATTTTTCTTAGCATATTCTTTTATTGCCTTTAATTGAGCATCCGGTGAGTACTCGGTTTGATCGTCTGTTGAAACACGTATGTATACAGCTGCAGCTTTCATATATATACCTCTTTTTTATTAAAAATCTCTGCGTAGTCTTTTTACAACACCTAGTATTTTAATATCCTTTGAAGGGTAGGTTTTTGGCTGCCATTCAGGATTTCTTGGTTTTAAAGTAATATAATCGCCATCTTTTATAACTGTTTTTAAAGTAGCATTATCATATCCATTTATGAAGACAATACAGTCTTGATTATTTTCACAGTCATTTTGCAGCTTGATTATAACTATATCTCCGTCTTCGTATTTGGGATACATACTATTGCCGGCGATTTTTAGTGCGATATATTCGTTACCTTCTGATACCCAATTTTTTGGTATTGTTTCTTTATCAATTGCATTTTGTAATGATTTTATATGGGTATTCGCTGGAATTTTATCATAAATATCAATTGTTACAGTCTCTTCTTCTGCATTAGTTAGATATTTTGGTACCTCATACCCCATTAGCCATGTTGGGTTTACATGAAAATATCTGGCAAGAGCTTCTATTGTAGTAATTTTAGGAGACATAGCTCCGGTTACATATCGGGATATTGTAGCACCGGAAAGATGTACAACATCACCTAAGGATCTGGATGTCTCGTTATTTAAATCCATTAATTCTTTTAAACGGTTTTGAAATTTCATTTTATGAAAATTAGTATTTGTAACCATTAAATCACCTCTTGAAATTATTATAATATATTGCGTTACGACTTGCAATAACAATACAAAAAAATATGAAAATATTGTTGCGTTACGTATTGACAAAGGAAATTTTAAGTAATATTATGTTTATGATACGAAACGTAACAAGATGCAAAATAACACAACATAATAAATTAGGAGGTATTACATAATGAAAATGAGATTGTATCCTGAATTAAAGGCGTTAAAAGGTAAAATAAGAGAGGAAGGAGAATCATACAGAAGTCTTTCTATTAAAATTCCAATGGGGAGTAATACTTTATCGGATAAAATAAATGGTTTTGCTTTATTTAATTCTGATGAGATATACAGGGTTTCTGAACTGTTAAATATTCAACCTGAAGAAATTATAAGATATTTTTTTCCTAGCATGATACGAAACGCAACTAAAATAAGCTGAAAATAGAAATAAAAATAGAATATAAGCAAGCTATTAAAACATACGATCTAATGAAAGGAGTGCGAAGGGTATGGCAAAGAGGAAAGAGATAACCGCAGAAGTAATAATAGTTGGCTTTGAAGATGGAAAAAGAATAGAAAGAAACTGGGATGACATACCTGAAGAAGAGCAAAAAGTAATATCTAAAAATATTACAGAGCGTTTTATGGCTGCGGCAGGTTATCGTCCGGCAACAAAAGAAGAAATAAGAACATAAGCCATATATAAATATTAATTTATTAGCTTTGCTTAAAATTTCAGTAATATTAGTAAGAAAATATTAAGAGAGCATAAGGTGGTGCAATGCTTTTAGAAAAAGGATTTATAAAGGTTTGGAGATCATTAATTAAATGGGAATGGTACTCTGATATAAATACTACAAGATTGTTTATTCATCTTCTATTAACTGTTAATTATGAGACTTCTAAATGGCAAGGAAATGTTATAAAAAGAGGGGAAAGAATAACTACCATTGCTAATTTATCACAAGAAACAGGTTTAACACAAAAGCAAATCAGAGGTAGTTTGGACAAGCTAAAAAAGACAGGAGAAATAACAAGTAAAGGGACAAACAAGTTTACTTTAATAACTGTTGAAAATTACAGTCGTTATCAGGATGTATATGAACAGGATGGCGAGCAAAAGGCAAACAAAAGCAAAAGAAAAGGCCAGCAAGGGTTTAATCAAAGGCAACAAATAAAGAAAGAAAAAGAAATAAAAAAAGATAGAGAAGAGATGTATAACAATTTAGATAAAAGACTTCGAAAGCCATTAAATGATTTTATTGAAATGAGAGAAGATATAAAAAAACCTTTGAATGACAGAGCTATTCAAATGATATTAGATAAATTGCATACCTTATCTAATGGTGATATTAACACTTCGGTTAAAATCTTGCAACAATCAACAATTAATTGTTGGCAGGGAATATTTCCAATAAAGGAGGAATCAAAAAAAGAAAAAGATGGACAAGCAGATAATGACAAAGGACTTATTTATGACTATAACAAGTTCTTTGATTGAAAAAAGGGATAAAAAAGAAATAACACAAAATGAATTTAAAGAAACATATGAAAAACTGAGAAAAGAACGGGATAAAGAAGAACTTTTAGAAATGGAAATAGAATGGAAGGCTGAACGTTTAAAACGATTGTTAAAAAACAGCGATTTAGGAAGTAGATTTCAAACAAGAACTTTTAAGAATTTTAAAACAGACAAGCATAATGAGAGTATTTATGAAAAGTGTTTTCAATTTGCCAAGCATTTTGAAGAAATAAAAACTACTGGAAAGGGTCTTTTATTCATTGGAAACGTAGGAACAGGAAAAACACATTTAGCAGCTGCAATTGCAAATTACATAATAAAAGAATATATATTACTCGTTAAATTTGGAAGTGTTACTTCACTATTAAACGAAATTAAAAATACTTATGAGAGTAGTTCTGAAGAAACAGAACTGCAAGTAATAAAAGAATTATCAAATGTAGATCTATTGGTAATTGATGATCTAGGTAAAGAAAAAGCAAGTGAATGGAGTAATAGTGTCATCTATACGATTATAAACAACAGATACGAGGGATATAAGCCTTTAATTGTAACTACAAATTTAAAAATAGAGGAGTTAGAAAAAAAATTAGGTGAAGCTGTAGTTTCTAGGCTGATAGAAATGTGTGATGGCATAAAAATGGATGGAATAGATTACAGGAAAGTCAAATTAATAAAGGAAGTATAAGTATTACTACTAATGTTGGATTGGAGTGATTTTTAATGATTAGCAAAACATATCAAGATTTAAAAAATGAAATTGATATATATAAAACTAGAATTAGACAATTGAAAGCAGAAAAAAAATGGTTACTGACAAAAGTTGGATTACCTTCTGGATATAAAGGAAGCTATTTTGATATTGCAGGAATTAAATCTTCTAAATCGTTTTTATCTATAGAAGAAATCTATTTAAGAGTGCAGCAAATAGATCAATTAATACAAGAACTTAATTTTATGGTGAATATATTGCAATCTCAATTAAAGGAAATAAATGAAATGTTATATAAGCTTGAGGGAAGAGCATATAAAATATATTACCTTTACAAATGTAAGAATAAAAGTTTTATAGATATTGGAGAACAATTAGGTTTATCAGCTAAACAAGTAGGTAGGATATATAAGGAAATCGTAAATGATAATTAGGTTATAATTATTATTTATAAAATTTTTAAAAAATGTCCTTGCAATGTCTCGGTAAGTAGTGTATTATGATATTGTCAATAAATATAAAAAATTTAAAGGCTGCTGGATTACCAGCAGTCTTTTTGTGTTTCAAAAAAACTATGATTTAATTAATAAACAGTTAAATTATAGTTTTTTTATTTACTGACATTTAGTTTAGAAAGGGTTATAGGTTACCTTTATCAACCTAAATAAATATATAAGGAGCTAGAGTTCGATGATTATTCTTTAAATGCAATTTATAAAAAATTAGGAGTTGATAAATAGGGATTGATTATGGGAAGTGATTAAATGGTTACATATAGGCAGATTATAAATGCAATTAATTTAAAAATTAAAACTAAATTTTCTAATGTTACAATTCAGTCTAAAGAGAATAACGAAGAATTAGAAAGACCTTTTTTTAAAATCAACTTTAAAAAAATAAAAACAAGTAATTTTATGAATACGTCAATAAACAGGGATTTAAAAGTAATGGTATATTATTATCCTCAAAATAAAGAAGATTACTTGATGGAATTTGCAGATATGCAGCAGCAACTGGAAGAGTTATTTTTAAAGGATAATGTTATTAAAATTGATTCTGGAACAAGTATCGAAGTATATGAAACAGAAATAGAAGTTATAGATGGAATTTTACAATTTCTTATAAGTATGGAGTTATCAGAAGAGCTTAATAATGTTGAGGAAATAAGTATGATGGAAGATTTAAATTTATAATTATAAAATAGAAAGAGAGGAAAAAATATGGCAAATATAGGTTTACCTAATATCAGTGTGGTATTTACAGGATTAGGTGTAAGTGCAATTCAAAGAGGAGAAAGAGGAGTAGCTTGTATCGTAATAAAAGATGATACAGATACTTCATTTACTTTTGCAGAATACACAGGAAGTGATAATTTAACAAGCCAAGAAACAGCAAAATATACAGCTAAAAATGTTAGCTATATAAAGGATTGTTTATTGGGCGGAGTTAGTAAGGTTATTGTAGCGAGAATGGGGACTACAGGAGTTTTAACTGATTTACTTTCACTTATTAAAAATAAGAATTTTGATTGGATTGGAATCGCAGAAGGAACAGAAGTAGATCATTCAGAATTAGCATCTTTTATTAAATCTAATAGTAATAAGAAATACAAAGGTGTAGTTTATAAGAATAATGCTGATGATGCGCATATAGTTAATTTTACTAATGATAAGGTTACTTATACAGATGACAGAGGTGAGGTAACAGGTGAAAAATATATTCCAAGATTAGTTGGTGCATTAGCCGGATTACCATTGACTAGAAGTGCTATTTCATATACATTTACAGATTTATTGAATGTAGCTGAACCTGCTGACTTAGAAGCTTCAGTAAATAATGGTGAATTTGTTCTTTCAAATGATGAGAATGGTGTAAAAGTAGTTAGAGGTATAAACAGTTTAACTACAACAGGTGAAGGTATCACAGATGATTTTAAATATATATTGATTATTGAAACTCAGGACTTAATATATAAAGATATTGTTAGTACTTGGGCCAATAATTATAAAGGAAAATATAAAAACAGCTCTGACAATCAGTATTTACTTATTGGTGCTATCAATAGCTATTTCAAGGAGTTAGAAAAAGAAGGATTACTAGATGATGATTACGATAATAATGCGTATATTGATGTAGAGGCTCAAAGGTTAGCTAATATTGTGATATATGGAGAAGATGAAGTATCAAGCTGGGATAGTGATAAGGTAATCAGTATGACCGTTGGAACACAAGTGTTTTTAGGCTCTAATATAAAAATCTTGAATGCTATGGAAGATTTCAGCATTGCAATTACAATTTAGAAAGGTAGGAAAAAATAATGACAACAGGTAATAAATATTGGAATGGATCGAACGGTAAAATTTGGGTTAATGATACTATGTGGGATGATGTTTCTAGTTTTCAAGCAAAGGTGGAAATGACATTTGAAGAAGTACCCAATGGTCTGAAAACAGCACAAGTTTTGATGGGGTATAAAATTTCCGGTTCTATTAAGATGAGGAAGACTGACAGCAAGATTTTGAAGTTGGTTGCAGATGATTATAAAAATGGTATCATTACAGATATTAAAATAGTAGGTAAAGCAATGAATTTAAGCACAGGAAAAGTTGAAAGAATTGCATATACAGGAGTTACATTTGACGAAATTCAGCTAAATCAATTTGAAGAAAAGAAAATCGTAGAAAATGAAATTAATTTTAAAGCTGAAGATTTTGAGATATTACAAACAGCATAAAAAATGAGGTAAAATTATGAGCGCTAAAAAATCAGATAGAAAAATTACACTTGAGGATTTTATAAAAAAATCAACACAAAAGTATAATGAAAGAAAACTGGCTGTGGAACTAAATGTAGATGGAGATTTGATTCCTTTTACAAGACCTTCAGAAGATGTTTTAATAAGGTATATTGATGGTATATCGAATGCTGTAAAATTTAATAATGAAGGTAACTATGTAGGCCAAGATATGGAAAAAATGTTTGAAATAAGCAAGGATTTTGTATTTGCCACTTGTAAATATTTACAAAATAAAGAATTACAAGAATCTATGGGAGCTTTAGAACCTACAGATGTAGTTTTAAAGGTATTTGGCATTGAAGGTACTATTGAATTAGCGCAAAGAGTTAAAGATGCCTTTGATTTGGATTCAGAAATCAATAAAAAAGAATCAGAAATAAAAAACTAATAAGGGGTAATAATGATGAAGGTGGATTACTTTACTGGGTCGGTTATTACCTCGATAAAGGATATGAATTAGGATATTTACTTAATCTTAATTATTCGGAAAAATTATTTTTTATAGAAAGTATGAAATTTAATAAAGAATTAAAAATTAAGTATGATGAAAGTAAAATAAATGCAATGTTTGGTGAAGGTTAAAGCCTTCTTTTTTATTATAAAGAAATATTAAGAAAAGCACATTATAATTGGCAAAATTATATTAAAACTGCCAATATGTGCAAAACTTATATTTCTTAATAGACACTGTTTTTATTGTAAGAGAGGGAGGTGAAATAATGTCATCAAATACTGTAGTAAGTATGGCTTTATCTATTAAAGACAATGTAAGTAAAGTCATTGAAAATATAGTAAAACAAGTAAAGAAACTTAAAACACCAATCAAAAACGCTCAAAATAGTTTTAAGAATTTCACTAAAAGTAGTTCGGAACAATTAAGTAAAATATCTAAAAAGACGAAAGCGTTTGCGAGTAGTGCAATTGGATCTATAAAAAATTATGCTAGAGCAAGTGTAGATGCTGCTCAAGTGCAATTGGAGAGTGAATTAAAGCTTTCCAATACACTAAAACAAAAAACTAATGCTACAAACAAACAAATTAAATCAATATTAAACTTAACTGCAGCACAGCAAAAAAACGGTGTAGTGTCGGATGAAGTACAACTTGCAGGAGCGCAGCAATTAGCTATGTTTGCAAATCAAGCTGGCAGTATTAATACACTTATTCCTGCTATGAATAATTTACTTGTTCAGCAAAATGGATTAAAATCCACTTCTGAGGATGCAGCAAATATAGGCAATGTTTTAGGTAATGCATTACAAGGTCAAGCAGGTGAACTCAGCAATCTTGGCATTAAGTTCTCCAAAGCAGAAGAAAATGTTTTAAAATTTGGAACAGAAGAAGAAAAAGCAGCTGCACTTGCAAAGATTATTAGTAATAATGTTGGAGATATGAACAACGCCATGGCACAAACTGATGCAGGCAAAATTCAACAAGCAAAAATGGCATTTGCAAATATACAAGAAGAAGTTGGTAAGCAGCTATTACCTGAATTAGGTAAATTAAGTGTATGGTTTACAAAACATTCGCCGCAGATCCAAGGGATCATAATACAAATTACTAAGACGCTTATAAGAGAAGGTAAAAAAGCTTATGTAAATATAAAACAAATATTTGAATTTATAAAAGCCAATAAGACAGCTATAAAAGTAATATTAGGTGTTGCAAGTGGTCTATATGTATTTATAAAAGCTGTTAAGACTGTAAAATCTATTATTAAAATAATTAGATCTATTAAGCTGATTTTAGTAAGTCTAAAAATTGTACCCACTATAATTAAGGGTATTGTTAAAGCGTTTAATTTTATTAAAATTGCTTGGAAGGCCTTGTCAATACTATTTGCTACTAATCCTATGTTATTAGTTTTTATTGCTATTGCAGCAGCATGTGTCTTAGTATGGAAAAATTGGGATGTTATTAAAGTAAAAGCCATTGGGTTATATTCAGGAATTGTAGCAGCTTTAACTCCATTAGGAGAATTCTTTTCCGGCATTTGGTCTGGTATTAAAGCTGGTTTTAGAGAATTTATTAACTTTATTATTACTGGAATTAATACTTTTACAGCTACATTATCATGGATACCGGAAAAGCTTAGCAAAGTCCCAGGATTTAAATGGGCTAAAAAATTTATCATACCACAGATACCATTGTTTGCAAATGGCGGTATAGCAACACATCCTTCTATCTTTGGTGAAGCCGGTGCTGAAATGGCGATTCCATTAAAGCGAAATAATACAAGAAGTAGGCAATTATTAAGTCAAGCAGATAAGTTAATAAATGGTGAAAAGATCAGAGGCGGAGTTAATATCAATATTGCAATTGATACATTTATAGGTGAAGATGGATTTGTTGATACTATAGGAGAAAAAATAAGCAGAAAATTAATACCGGTAATTAATAATATGGCATAGGAGGAAAGATCTTTATGGAAATAATTTTTAGTGCAAACAATAATGAAGAGTTTAAAGTTCTTCCTATTGTTCCTAATGATATAGAAATAGCTCAAGCGCAGTCAAATACAGAATTTACCACTGTCAATGCAGGGACTTTAAATCTCATAGGCGACTTAGGATTAAGAAGTCTTAGTATAGCCTCTATTTTTCCAACACATAAATATAATTTTCTTAAAAAGGGAAGCAGCTCAGATGGATGGTCTTATGTGGATTTTTTCTCAAAATGGAGAGATAAACGAGTTCCTATTAGATTAGTAATTACTGATAATGGAAAAGAAATATTAAATATTCCATGTACGGTAGATAATTTTACATATACTGTACGAGAAAATAATGATATAGGATATTCTTTAGAAATTAAAGAATATAGATTTGTAGATCTAGGTATTTAATTATGGTAGATAATTATAAATTAATGCTTTTCAAAAATGATAAACAATATAATATTACATCTATGATTGGTGATTTAAGTTGGAGAGACAGTATGGATACATTAGGTATAGAATTAACCTTCAACAAAGCACAATCAGATGAAAAATATATGAAAGGCAAAGATATTGTTGAGCTTGGGAATAAATTAATACTTACTAATAACAAGACAGAGATCTTTCGTGGAATTATAACGGATGAAGATATACAAGGAAAAACAGGAAGAAGTTATACAGCATACGATTATATGTTTTATTTGAATAAAAGTAAGTTAAAACCAATTCAAATTAATAAAGAAACAGTAACAGGTGCAATTACAAGGTTAAGCCAATTAAATGGATTACAGATTTATTCCATACCTCAGATAAATATACAAGTAAGTAAGATATATAAAGATAACACCCTAGCAGAAATTTTTAATGATCTGTTAGAAAGAGCAATTCAGGAGACTGGGAATAAATATATTACTGAAATGTATCAAGGGAAATTATATATTGCTGATATAAGAGACTTGATTGTAACAGCTAAATACAAGCCGGCTTCAAATCTTGCCGGTTTTGATGTGACTAAAGCTATGGGAAATATCTCCAAACAGAGAAATATACAAGATATGAGAAACAGTATTGTAGTAACTTCTAATGAAGAAAGCAATATGAGTGTATATGCAGAAGTCAATGATGGAACAAGCATTAATAATTACGGATTATTGCAAGAGACAATTTCTGCAGAGAGTAAAGATATGCCGCAAGCAAATAATATAGCTCAAAATAAATTGAAAGAACTTAATAATATTGCAGAGAGTACAAGTATAACATTACTTGGTAATGATTTAGTTAAATCCGGCAGAATCTTAAAAATTGAAGAACCTATAACTAAGCTGTCGGGTAATTATTTGGTTAAAGACTGCAGTCATAGTTACAGTAATAGAGTTCATACTATGGATTTAACAATTGAGAGCGTGGTGATTTGATGGCATGGGAAGTAGAACTGGCAAAACAATTTAAAAAGAGAGATAATAATTCCCGCATAGGCAACATTGTGGGTAAAGTAGCTGCAGATTTACCCGACATTAAAGTAATCATATTAGATGGGAATGCAATTTTAACAAAAGATGAGTTGTATTGCTGCAATTCTTTGCTGATAGGTTATACCAGGGAAGCTGCAATAACCGGAAATATAAAGTTTAATACAAATACAGCGGAAGGCGGGATAGAACCACACACTCATGCAGTTAATGTAAACACACTTAATGAACAAACCTGTACAATTACCTATACAAATGGTTTGACTATAGGTGACTATGTATTATTGCAGCATAGTGAAGATGAAAGCAAGTGGTTTATTATAGATAAGATAACAAAATTATAGGAGGTAGGGAATATGTTCCCAACATTTGATTTTGATAACAACATAGAAACAACTAATGAAGAAACTGAAAGCCCTATCTCTTTAGGTAGGGTTTTTATAATGGATTTTAATAATGGCAAGGCTATTGTAAGAATGGAAAACGGAAAACCGGTAGAAGCTAAAACAATTAAAGAAAAAGTACAGACATACATAAAGGTACTTCTTAATACGCAGTATGAAAAATACAGAGTTTATAAAGATACAGGATTTGGAATGACTTATTTTAATTATTTAGGATATAGAGATTTAGATAAGGGATTTATACATTCTGAACTTAAAAGGGAAATCACAGAAAAGATTAAAGCACTTGATGTAATAAGTGATGTAATTGACTTTAGTGCCCATATATTAGGGACAACATTAAACGTTGTTTTGACAGTTAATTTAATAGATGAAACAAGTGCAACAATACAAGAAAGCGTGGTGATATAGAAATGGCTGTTTCAATAAAGACTCAAGATCAGATAAATGAAGATATGCTTAATAATATATCTGATGATTATGAGAAAAGTACAGGCTTTCTTACAGGAGATCTAATAAAGACCAATAGCATAGAACTTGCTAAGATATATACAGTTATTCAAGAATTATTCAATAAAACAGATGTGGACAATCTAAGTGGTGAAGAACTAACTAAATATGTCAAACAGAGAAAAGGGATTATCAGAAAAGAGGCTACATATGCGACTGTAACATTAAATATAACAGGTACAGGAGCAATCAATATAGGAGATCTATTTGCTACCTCTAATAATACTCAATTTATCAGCACCGAAACAAAGATTATAGAGGAAGCTGGGATTATTCAGGCAAAATCAGTTATAGCTGGTGCCATGGGAAACGTTGGCGCAAATACCATAATAAGCATGCCTATTACAATATCAGGGATTACTTCTATTATTAATAAAGAACCAAGTATGGGGGGATATGAAGAAGAGACGGATGAAAGCTTAAGAACAAGATATTATGAAATACTGCAAAAACCTCCTACAAGTGGAAATATTTATCACTATTTACAATGGTCAAAAGAAATAGAAGGCGTAGGCAATGCATTGGTAAAACCATTATGGAATGGTGCCAATACAGTAAAAGTTATTATTATAGACAGCAACATGCAGCCGGCAGCTAACGAATTAGTACAAGAAGTACAAGAATATATAGATCCCAAAGGTGAAGATAATATTTCATGGGGTACAGGTAAAGGCAAAGCACCAATAGGAGCATACTGTACTGTTGAAAGTGCAGAAGGATTATCGATAACAGTAAAGATAGATATAGTAAAAGCTGCTGGATATGATGGTAATACAGTAAAATCAAATATATTTAATAAAATAGAAGAGTATCTAAAATCCATAGCTTTTGATGAAAATCACATGTTTGTATCTTATGCTAAAATAGGAGCTTTAGTATTGGAGGCTGATGGTGTAGATGATTACAATTCTTTGATAATCAATGATACTACAGCTAATATTAACATATCTGATGGACAAGTAGCAGTATTAGATGAAATTCAATTTGTATAAGGGGTGGTAATTATGATTGCAAAAGAGAGATTAATTAATAACCTTAATAAATTGATTAGGCAAGATGAATACATTCAAGAATTATGTAAATCTATAGGCACTGAAATAGATGTTGTAGAACAAGGTTTGCACGACTTATATAATCAGTTCTGGTTTGATACTATGACTTGGGGTGCTGATGTTATAGCAAAACAATTGAATATAAAATTAAATCCTATATTAACACAGGCAGAAAAGAACAGTTTAATCGAAGCCAGATGGAAAAATAGCGGTAAATCAGATATTGAGTTATTGCAGAATATTGCTGATAGTTGGAAAAACGGAGAAATTAATGTTTCCTTTATAGATGGAAAGATTATTATTAAATTTATTGGTGAATTTGGTACACCTACAGATCTGGAAAGTTTAAAAGTTGAAATAGATAAAGCAAAACCGTGTCATTTATTAGTGAATTATGTATTTAAATATTTATTAATCAAAGATATTCATAATGTAATGACAATAAATCAATTACAAGCAATGACATTAGATAATTTTGCAGGATAAAACTGAAGAAATTATTCTGATTTAATGTAATAGAAAGGGAGGGTCATATGAGTGAACTCACAAAAAATCTAAAATTGTATAAAGCAGATCCAACAACAGATGGTAACGATACCTTTAATATTCATAAAATGCTTAATGAAAATTGGGATAAAATTGATACAGAGTTTAAAACGCAGGGAGTTACAGTAACTAAATTACACGGAATAAGAACTATTGTTAGTCAAACAACCAATGTAAATTTCATGACAGGAGAAATAACAGCTTTTAATCATGATACAGATGATTTAGAAGTGTCTATGAATACAACTTTATTATATGAAGGTGCACACTATACAATTAATTCAGATAATCAAAGTATAGATATAGTAGATGGTGTTTGGGAAGGCAGCGCAGAACAACCGAAATTATTTTATTTTACAGTAACTAGAAATCAAATTAATAATTTAGTGTTTAGTGATGGGCAGAGTATTCAAGATGGAACTATAACAAAAAATAAACTTGATAATAATATCGCTGATATCTTAGAAAATGCTGTAATTGCTACAGATGCCATACCAACAGAACCTTTGCCGATAAATGCAGATACTTTAGATGGACATAATATTAATTATTTTGCAACAACAACAGATATTAATAATATTGAATCAAAAGTTAATAATTGTTCTGAACAAATCAGCAGTATTGCAGAAGATAACGCATACCAAACACCAACTATTGTAGATACACAAATAATAATACAAAAACAATCAAATATAAACAGATTATATTTTAAATTAGATAATGATTTAAATGGTGATATAACCATATCTTTAGATGGGGGTAATACTTCATTACCACTTAAAGACATAGATGGTGTAAATGTAACAAGTCTTGACAAAGGTTTTGTGGAGGTTGTATATGAAACGAGTTTTTTTACTTATGCTCCTAAAAAAATTATAGGGGCAAATTTAGAATATAGTAGATACAGTACATTTGAATTGTTTATGAGATTTGGATTTGACCCAATAAGAGCAAAGAGTTTATAAAGGAGGAAATTGATATGGGAATGAAAATGTTTGTAGCAAGTGGGGTTTTTAATCCTGCTGATTATGGTTTAAAAGTGGGCGATATGTTAGATGTAATTTGTGTAGGCGGTGGACAAGGTGGTGGACATGAGCCTTATTATGGTGGTTCTGGTGCAACATCATCGTTTGGCAATATTGTATCTGCTGTTGGAGGTAGCCCAAATGGTGGGCAATATATAAACGATAATACTTCAAATGTAGGTGGATGCGGTGGATTTATATTAGGTGTAAATGATTGGGGCGGTTTACCAACTAGTATTGTGGCAGGAACATATGCACCTTCTCGACCAAGCGTAGGTTCGGCAGGAGCAAATTCGCCAAGTCATGCTAGAAATAAATATGAAGGCGTTTCATTTGGTGGTGGAAATACCGGTTACGGACAAGGTGGTGGCGGCTATGGTGCTGGTGGCGGTGGCGGTAGTAATTATAGTGGTACTTATGGTGGTAATAGTGGGAAAGTAGAATATGCGACACACAAACTGACAACATTAGTGGCAATAACAGTATCTGTTGGTGGTGGTGGAGCTGGTGCTTCTGACCATGGTAATGGTGCATCGGGAACAATAACTGGTGGGGGTATTGGCGATGCGGATGCTGGCAACGGTGGATATAATAACGTTGGTGGTGGGGATGAAGCTTATGGCGGCGGTGGTGCTGGTGGCTGTGTTATTGTGTTTTGGTAAAAGGAGGTTTAGATATGAAATATTGTTATTTAGAAAAAAATACAGTTCAAGAAATTATACCTGAGTTCGTTGAAATATTTCCTAATATTCCAATTCAAGAAAGATATTCAAAGGAATTTTTAGATAAATGTATTGAAGTAGAAGAAGATATATCTGTCGAGGTTGGATATACATATGAAGATGGAAACTTTAAAGAGTCTGTTTCTGCAACTCCTACTATAGTAGAAGAACCTGCTGACCCTGAAAAGGTTGCAATGGCAGAAACTATTATAGAATTGAGTAATCAATTAGAAACTTTGCAAGGAGGTAATTAATTTATGTTAAAGGATTATTTGATTAAAGCATATGCATATTTAGTTAAAGTAAATGTGTGGGATTTAAATCCAGTAGAGGGAAGCACTAAAAGAATAGTACCAGAAGAATATAGAACAGTTGTTGCTAAATATGTAGCAACAGGAGAAATAACTTCATAATAGTGATTTGTTAACAAGAAAATTAAATATTTAAATTAATTTAAGGCAGATAATGAGGTCTGTTTTTTAATATAAATTTTTGAGAAAAGTAAGAAGATATAAAAGGAATGATATATAAATCATTCTTTTATTATTTTATTGTGTAAAGGAGGATGTTTGTTATATGGTAACGAAAATAGAAACGTTACAAGATCCTAAAACTGGAAATATTGTATTACCTCGTACCAGAAGTACGGCAGTTACTATGGAAAATGGGGAACTTTTAGAAAATAAATTAAATAATATAGATAAAGATATAAATAGTCAAGTTAATGCTATAAAAAATAAATATTATATGGAATTATTAGAAATTAAATCTCAACTAGAAGAAGCAAATTTAATAGACTTCATTAATAAAACTGGTGTTGGATATTATGATGTGTTTACTGATACAAACGGAATAGACATGGATAAAACCACAGCTACAGTTAACACAGCAGGAACAGGGAACGTAGTTTTTAATTCTCCCGAACAAAGACAAGTAGCTATTGCAGAAGATGTTTCTAATAGTAATGTAGTTAAGATAAAAGAACTGAACACTGCAAAAGAAAATGATGATTTGATAGTTGATGAAGTTGCTAATAAAATTACTTCTATTGAAAATAGCGTATATTATGACAATTTAAGCATTAATTCAGATAATTCTAGCCATATAGCAGTAGAAAATAGGGTTGTTTATTATAGCAATAATGATAATTATCATCTATATAAAATCAATTCAGATGGGTCTGGCAGAACTGCTTTGAATAGCGATTATTCTGTCGATATAGCAGTAGAAAATGATGTTATTTATTATCAAAATAATAGTGATAATGGTTATCTATATAAAATCAATTCAGATGGAACTGGTAGAACTCAATTAAATAGTAATAATTCTTCTTTTATAGCAGTAGAAAATGGAGTTATTTATTATAGAAATTATAGTGATAATAGCTATTTATATAAAATCAATTCAGATGGAACTGGTAAGATTTCATTGAATAGTGATGATTCTAACTATATAGTAGTAGAAAACGGAGTAGTTTATTATCAAAATCAGAGTAATGGTAACTATCTATATAAAATAAACATAGATGGGTCTGGCAGAACTGCTTTGAATAGTGATAATTCTGTCGATATAGCAGTAGAAAACGGAGTAGTTTATTATAGAAATCAGAGTAATGGTAACTATCTATATAAAATCAATTCAGACGGGACGGGTAAGACTAGATTGAATAGCGATTATTCTAACTATATAGCAGTAGAAAACGGAGTAGTTTATTATAGAAATTATAGTGATAATGGTTATCTATACAAAATCAATTCAGACGGTACTGGCAGAACTCAGTTGAATAGTGATGATTCTAACTATATAGTAGTAGAAAACGGAGTAGTTTATTATAGAAATCAGAGTAATGGTAACTATCTATACAAGTATACAAGTATTCCAGCAAAACAACTTACATTAACAAACCCTATCACAACTACTGTAGATACAATTTATAGTTTACTATCTATAATACCAAATGAATTAGTAATGCAACCACAAACTTTCGATACGTTTAATACTGTTGAATTAGCATTGTTTACAAATACTTTTAATAAAGTGACTATAAATGGTGACGTAGTTGATAGTAATGAAATAACAATAAAAGCTACAGATAGGGCTTTGAATATTGGGGATAAATTATTTATTGATAATGTTACAAATGTAATCACAAATACAGATTGCAATGATATTGGAGAGACTCAATTGAATAGTGATGGCTCTGTTTATACAGCTATAGAAAATGGAGTTATTTATTATAGTAATGGTAGTGATAGTGGTCATCTGTACAAAATAAATTCAGATGGTACTGGCAGAACTCAATTAAATAGTGATGATTCTCAGTATATAGCTATAGAAAATGGTGTCATTTATTATCAAAATAATAGTGATAATAAATATCTATACAAAATAAATTCAGATGGAACAGGTAGAACACAATTGAATAGTGATAGTTCTTACTTTATAACAGTAGAAAACGATGTTATTTATTATAGCAATAGTAGTGATAATAGTCATTTATACAAAATAAATTCAGATGGCACTGGAAGAACTCAATTAAATAGTGATATTTCTGGTGGTATAGTAGTAGAAGATGAGATTATTTATTATAGCAATGGAAATAATAATTATTTTTATCTATATAAAATAAATTCAGATGGTACTGGCAGAACTCAATTAAATAGTGATGATTCTCAGTATATAGCTATAGAAAATGGTGTCATTTATTATCAAAATAATAGTGATAATAAATATCTATACAAAATAAATTCAGATGGAACTGGAAGAACTCAGTTAAATAATGATGATTCTAGCCATATGGCAGTAGAAAATGGGGTTGTTTATTATAGCAATTATAGTGATAATAGTCATTTATATAAAATCAATTCAGATGGTACTGGAAGAACTCAATTAAATAGTGACATTTCTTATGGTATAGTAGTAGAAAATGGTGTCATTTATTATAGAAATAATAGTGATAATTATTACTTATATAAATATAATTTATATATTAATTTAACTTTAACTAATCCAGTTACGCTTACAGACGGACAATCTATTAATATAGTAGATTATATGTCGCAAATTAATGATATAGATATGGAATTAGATTATATAGATACACAAAAATATGTGTTTAAAAAAGACGGTTTAAATACCACAACAACAGATTTGACAGTAAAGGGGTTATCTACAGAATTAAAAAGCTTATGTTATTCTGTAAGTTAGGAGGGTTAATATGCCAATAATAATTAATAAAGAAATTATAAAAGAAAAACAGATAACCAATGATAATGAAAATATCATGCTTGATTTAATAATAGAAAATGCAGAATTAAAACAAAAAATATCAGATATGGAAATGATAGTAGCAGATATACTAGGAGGTAATTCATAATGAGAATGTATTATGTAAGGTTTCTTAAAAGAATGTTGAATATTAGAGGAAAAGAATATATAGACACTTTATTAAATTTAGAAGTTATTACACAAGAAGAGTATAATAATATTTTTGAATAAATTAATATAAAATATCACATTTATCTGGAATGAGGATTTAATCTTTGTTCCTTTTTTATTTAAGAAATATGATTTTAATATCAAAAGAAGAATTAAAAAATGCAAATATTAAATTCAATTATTATATACATTGGAGAGAAAAACAATGATTGTTGAACAATAATTAAAGAAAGGAAAAATTACATGAATGGATCAATTACACAGGATGAGTTACATCCTGTATTAAGTAATAAAATAAATGATATAAAACAAACCTCAGATACTTGTATAGAACAAATCAGCATTGTGTCGGGGAATTTTGATTCGCATAAAGCAGATATGGCTACACAAGATAAAGCAGGGCATATTAAATTAAGTCAACTTCCAGTCCCATACTTCCACCCAACAACCGCAGGTTACAAACATATTCCTAGTGGTGGAAAACTTGGGGAAGTTTTAAGTTGGAGTAGTGACGGTACTGCTCAATGGGAGGACATTAAGGAAGTTAAGGAGTTAATCTACGATAATGTGACAACTATCCCTTTTGTTACAGGTTATAAAAAAGGAAGCCCCATTATAAATACAAGCCCCAATGACATTGGGGTAACCCTCGATAAAACCCCAAGCGCTGGGGACTACGAAGCAACTATTGTTACTCAAAATCCGATTGATTTAACAAATTTTAATTTTGTACAATTTGAGGTTCTAAATCCTGGTGGTAGTAGTTACTACGAAGCAAGAGGATTGCTTAGACTTACCAAAGATTCTCTTGGTTATGTAGCTGTCAAGTCTGTTTCATTCTCGGATGGTAAAATCATCACATTACCAATATCTGATTTAACGGGCTCATATTATATTAGTTTCGGTGCGACTAGCACAACCTATATTATAACAGCCTTTACAGTTAAATACTTATCATTAGTTAAGGAATTGAGGTGATTCATATGTATCTTATTTACCGTAGAGATATAGGCGAAGTTGTCGAAGTGCAAAAAGAAAAACCTGTAGAACTCAAGGATGGAGTATCCTATATAAAAATACATACTTTCACTTCAATAAACCTTAAAGAGTATGATATAACAGTTAGGGAAGATGAAACTGTTCTTAGTGTATTAAAACCAATAGGGGAGCGTAAAGCAATCCAACTAGAGGAAGAAAATCAACAACAAGGGGCAGAGCTTTCAGAACGTGAAATACAGGAAACTATCCAAGGTATGCAAATAAGTGAGTTAGAAATTCAACTGTTAGAATTACAATTAGGAGGTATATAATATGACTGATTTTGAGAAGTGGGATGATAGATATAAAAAACATTGGTGTACTAAGGAACAATTACAAAGGTTAGTACTATTAACTGTATTAACAGCAGAACAGTACAAGGGCATTACTGGCGAAGATTACAAAGGGTAATGAACATAAGATTATTTATGCGTAACATAGTAGTGATTTGTTCAGGAGGAAAATAAAAAAATAAATATAAACCATCGATATAAAATGCTAATTTCATGTTCACAAAAAGGAAATGTAAGAAGTGTAGAATATGCAAAATTAATTACAGATTTAGTTAATAAAGAAAATATTTTATTGAAATTAAATATTAGATTAGTCCAAGGCAGCTAATAAGGTCTGTTTTCTTTATTTACTATAGAATAATTATATAAATATAAAAAGATAAAGGGATTATTAAATATTTCAGAAATTGAAAAATAATTATAAATAACTGAATCTAAAAAGTAATTTCAATTTATATAATACTGACAAAAATTAACTAGTTTATTAAAATCTTTTCTACATAACATAATAATTTTTTTATGGTATTGTATAGATCTTATTGTCGGATGTGATTTTTCTTGCAAATATAAATTAATATTTTGAAAAGCTGCAAAACAAATTGAATAATAAGGAAGGAGGACAAAATGAGAGCATGATAAATGACATAAAGATGTCTATAACTGATAAACTAAATGAACTGTATTCAACGTATAAGGTTTACGATGAATACGTACCGTCAGAGGTTAATGCACCTTATTTTATAATCTCTGTTACAAATCAAGAATATAAAAAAAGAATAAACCAAAAATACAAAAGCCATTTATCTTTTGATGTGGCTTTTTTTAGTTCTGAATCAAAAGAAAAAATAAAAACAGATTGTTTAAATATGCAGATAAATCTGTTTAGAGCTTTTGATTTAGTTGGAGGCTACAGAATATTAAATAAGCAGGCTAAGATTACAGATGATGTATTGCATTTTACTTTTGATATCAAATATTCAGAAATGGTACAGGAGACTGGTACAAAAATGCAGTCTCAAATTACAAATAAAAATTTATAGGAGGTTAAATCATGGCTGGAACATGGACAACACAAAATAAAGTATTACCCGGTGCATATGTCAATTTTTTGACTAATACACCACTTTCTATTACTCCCGGAGATAGCGGGATCGTTATACTATTACAAGAAATGAGCGTAGGAAATGCAGGTGATATGTACGCTGTTTCTGCATCAGATAAAAGTGAATATCCTGATGGAGTGAAAGATACAGAGAAATTACTTGCAAATGAAGCTTTAAAAGGAGCGAAGACAGTTATAGTTTATAACTTAGGAACATCACATACAGATACAGTATTAAACACAGCTTTGGAAACTTTAAAAACTGTTGAGTTTAATACATTATGTTATCCTTATGAAACAGAAGCTAATCAACAGGTTATATCTACTTGGGTAAAATCTATGCGTAATGATGATGGAGTTAAAATACAGGCTGTTTTAAGCAATTATGCAGCAGATTCAGAGGCGGTTATTAATGTGGTACAAGGTATTAAATTATCTGATGAAACAACATTGACTGCGGCCCAAACTACAGCTTGGGTTGCTGGCATTACTGCTGGTGCAAACATCAATCAATCAAACACAGGAAAAACATATTTAGGTGCTATAGATGTAGTACCAAGAATGACTAAAACTGAAATGGAAGCAGCCATTACAGAAGGGAAGTTTGTGTTAAAAGTAGATTCTTCTCAAAATGTAAGTGCTGTGTATGATATTAATTCGCTTACAACTTATACTACAGAAAAAAGTAATTTATTCCGCAAAAATAAGTTTATACGGACTATTGATGGCATAAACAATGACATAGTAGAGATTTTTGAAAGTAACTATGTTGGAAAGATTAATAATGATGATGACGGCAGAGCGTTGCTCAGAGCTTATTTAATTGATTATTTCAATACAGTACAAGACTTATCAGCAATAAGAAAGTTTAGTGCTAATGATATAACAGTATCTGCCGGATCTGATTCTGATGCCGTTGTAATTAGCTGTAACATACAGCCTGTTGACAGTGCGGAAAAGATTTATATTACTGTTAATTTAGCATAAGAAAGAAGGGGTAAAACATGGCATATACAAAACTAGCTGATACTTTATCCTCACATGAGGGAAAGGCTTTTATTACTATTAATGGGCAAAATAGAGAAATTTTTGAGTTATCATCTATTACTGCACAAATAGAGCATACAGTTGCATCTAAGAGGATGCTGGGAACTAGAATGACACAGCATAAGGTTGTAGGTGCAGAAGGTACGGGAAGTATGACAATGTATTTTGCAAACAGTCAATTGCTGGAGCAAGCATTAACATACCTTAAAAACGGAACTTATCCACCTATAACAATTCAAACTTACAATGAAGATTTACAGTCTACTGTTGGAAGACAAGAAGTTGTTCTTGGAAATGTTATTATTAATTCTGTTCCTGCAGCTTCACTTAGTGATGATTCAGACGATCCAATTACCTTTGATACTGATTTTACATTTGATACTATTGAAGGATTGAGTTCTTTTGATTTACCGGAAAATTACAGATAGTTTAAAAGGGAGATAATAAGCTCCCTTTTATGAAAGAGAGGTACATATGAGTTCATTAAATGCATTTTTAAACCCTATACAGGTAGAAAATAAAGAGGTTTATATTTCTGAGAGATTTAAGGATGACGGTAAAGTTGTTCCGTTTGTAATCAGACCTATTACGCAGGATGAGAACAGTAAATTAATAAAAGAGTATACAAAAAAAGATAAAAAGGGAATAGAAACTTTTAAACAAGCTGAATACACACAAGCTCTAACTGCTTCTGCAGTTGTATCACCGGATCTTACAAACTCTGAATTACAAAAAGCTTATGGCGTATTCGGAGAAACAAATTTATTGAAAAAAATGTTATTGGTAGGTGAATATGCAAATTTATCTATTGAAGTGCAGAAATTAAGCGGACTTGATAATGATATAAACGATGAGATCGAAGAAGTAAAAAACGAATAAAGCAGGGCGATCAAGAATTTGTTTTTGCACACTTCGCTCTGCAAAAACTTCATATTTTACCATCCATTTTAGCTGACATGAGCCAAGAAGAAAAAGCTTTTGTATATGGAAGTATTTATTCAAGGTGGGAAGAAGAAAAAGAAGAGGCAAGAAAATCAAAAGCGAAAGGGGGTAGGAGGTAATGGCGACTATATCAGATATGAAGACACTTTATAGTGGTGGAATAAGTAAATTTATTGGGGAAATTGAAGTAACGGACAAAGTATTAAAAGGAATGGACTTGGCAGATAAATATATTAATACTCAGTCTAGAGTGAAGCAAATAAATGATGGACTTCAAACACAGGCAGCATTGCAAAATAAAATTTTTGCTGCTGCAGACAGGTCAAGGGGTTCGTACTTTAATATGGCTGATTCTGTGGCTAATTTGAATACAATTGCAGGCAGCTCATTCAGTTCAAATGATGAGACTATAAAATTTGCTGAATTAATGGAAAAATCATTTAAGCTAGGTGGTTCAAGTACACAAGATCAAACTGATGGTATGTACCAATTAACGCAGACTATGGGATCAGGAAATCTACAGGGCAGCGATTTTGATTCTACTATGAAGACTGCTCCGATGCTTGAACAATCTATAGAAGCTTATACTGGAAAAAGTAAAGATGAATTAAAGCAAATGTCTGAAGAAGGGACACTGACAGCTGATATTATAAAGGGTGCTTTGTTTGCTGCTTCTAATGATATTGATAATAAATTTGCTCAAATGCCTATGACATTCGGAGATTATTGGAATTCCATAAAAGATAAAGGTATATTGGCTTTTGGCGGTGTTATGGAAAGTATTAATAAGATAATTAACACTAACGGATTTCAGAATTTTATAAATGGTCTGGTGGGAGGCTTAAATGTTGTATCAAGTGTTATACAGTTTTTAATTGGTATAATATCTAAAGTGGGAACGTTTTTTGTTAATAACTGGAGCATAATATCCCCTATAATATGGGGGATTATAGGAGCATTACTAGTATATAATGCAAAGATGGCAATGGCATGGCTGACAACAATACAAGATACTGCAGCTAAGGTAGCTCATACCGTTGCATCTTGGGCAGAAAATGCAGCTATCTTAGCTTTGATTGTAGCACAAGAAGGATTTAATGCAGCGCTTGCAGCTTGTCCTATATCGTGGATACTAATTGCAATAATAGCACTGGTAGCCATTTTTTATGCAGTGATTGCAGCGATAAATCAATTTGCAGGTACGTCTTTAAGTGCAACAGGTCTTATTTTAGGTGCATTTGCCGTTTTGGGTGCTTTCATTTTTAATACAGTTATAGGTGTAATCAATTCAGTTATTCAGCTTTTATGGACGAGTTTTGCGCAGCCTTGGATTGGAATAATAGAATGGGTTCTGAATGTATTCAATGGAGGTTTTAATAGTTTTGGTGGTGCAGTTGCAAACTTGCTTGGTAAAATTATTTCATGGTTTTTATCTCTTGGAAAAGTTGTAACAAAGATCATAGATGCTATTTTTGGTACAAATTGGACTTCCGGGCTTTCTAAACTACAAGACAAAGTTATTTCCTGGGGCAAAAATGACGATGCCATAACTCTTGATAGAGATGCACCGACTATTAATAAAAGAATTAATTATACAGATGCTTGGAATACTGCTATGACTAATGGTGAAAAGCTTGAGAATAAATTTTCCTCATTTGCTGATTCACTGACAGGAAAAAATAAAAAATCTGATTTAAGTAATTTGGGTACATATAGTGATACATTAACAGGGACCGGATTGAATGATAATTTAAATGGTTTAGGATCTGGCAGTAATCCGTTAGCAGTTAATGGAACAGGGGCAAATGGAACCGTAAATGTTGATATGTCAGAAGAGGATTTAAGTTATCTGAGAGATATAGCCGAGAGAGATTATATTAATAAATTTAGTACTGCAACACTTGCGCCAAACATACAAGTAACTTTTGGAGATGTGCACGAAACAGCAGATAGCGATAAACTATACGGAAGAATTGCAAAGATACTTCAAGAAGAAATTGCAACCGCAAGCGAGGGGGTGTATTAATGAGTAATTACTCAGTTTTTTTTGACTATAACGGTAATACTTATAAACTGCCTGTAAATCCTGAACAAATAGAAGTAAAATCCTCACTAGCTACAGAAAAATACAATGTATTAGAATTAGGACAGATTGTTGAACCTACTAATGCAGAATTAAAAGGATATAGCTTTGAATGTGAATTCCCATATAATTATATTCATTATGCACAGAACCGCAATGGGTTTAAAAACTCTGACTATTATTTAAACTTGTTTGAGAAATGGCGTAAAGAAAAAGTCCACATAAGATTTATTGTAAAAAATGGGATTGGAGAAAACATTGATACTTTGGCCCTAATTACAGAACTTAATATTACCGAAAAGGCTGGCGAAGAAGGCGATAAATATGTTTCTTTCAACTTAATAGAATATAAAGAATATGGAAAAAAGAGTAAAGTAATACAAACTAGTTCCACAACTGCGACTATTGAAAAAACAAAATCTGTCGCAGATGTAAATCCAAAAGCAAATAAAACTTATACTGTAGTTAAAGGTGACAGTCTTTGGAGAATAGCTAAAATCTATTACGGAAACGGATTGCAATATCCTAAAATTTATAATGCCAATAAAGACAAAATTAAAAATCCATCTTTGATTTATCCAGGGCAAGTATTTACTATTCCCAGTTAGGCGGTGATTACATGGAATTTTTAGTTAAAGTAAATGACCGGTTTTATGAGATTAGTGAATTGGTTACAAAGGTTACATATACCGACAAACTAAATGATGGCTGTAGTAAGCTGGAATTTTCATATATAAATGATGACTTAATAATAGAAAATGGCAGTGCTGTAAGGTTTAAGTATAACAATACTAATATTTTTAATGGTATTGTATTTAAAGTAAGCAGAGATGACAAAAGCGAAATAAATATCACTGCATATGATCAACTTAGGTATTGTAAAGCAAAAGATACTATTGTTGCTAATAAAGATACAATAGCAACTTTAGTAAACAAAATGTGTAACTATTTTAATCTTAGAAAAGGAACAGTAGAAAATACTGGATATAAGCTGGCTACAAGCGTTCAAAGTGATAAAACATGGCTAGATATTATCTACACCGCTATTAGTGATACTTTAATATCTAAAGGTAAAAAATATGTTTTAAGAGATGAATTCGGATTGATAACATTAAGGAACTTAGAAAATCTTAAAACTAACCTTATATTAGGTGACAAGAGGCTTTGCTACGGATATAGTTATGAAAAATCTATTGATGATGAATTTTATAACCAAATTAAAATTTATATAAAAGGCGATGATTCAAACAGCAGCCAAATGGTCGACGCAAAAGATGATTTTTCAATTAAAAAGTATGGACTTTTGCAGTATTTTGAAGCTGTAGATAAAGATACTAATTCAGCACAAGCAAAGTCAAAAGCTGATATGCTGTTAAAATTATATAACAGAGAATACGAGACATTAAACCTTGAATGTTTAGGTGATGCAAGTATTAGAGCTGGATCAAGTTTTTACGTATATATAAAGGATATAGACATAAGTAAAAGATTAATAGTAAAACAAGTAACACATACATTTTTACCAAACCACACAATGAAGCTGGAGGTGGTTATTTGATAAATGAGATAAAAAATATAGTACAAAACTATTTAAACAACGTAAAATTATGCAATATGATAAATGGCGTAGTGTTAAAGGAAGGAATAAAAGTAAGCGATAAACTTACTATACCAAATGAATTAGTTAAAGGCAATTTAAAAAATTTTGTTTCTGTTAATGATGAAGTAAAGCTTATAAGAAATCACGGTGGGCAGGAATTTTATATTGTAGAAGTGATAGGTCTTATGCCTGTTACCAAAGATATGAGGATAAGCATTGATCCTATTAAAGTCAGCAATGGAATGGAGCTTACAAGTTTTAAAATCAAGGGGGTATACAGAAAATGATTCCCGAAATTATAAGTATAGATCTACAAGTTACAGAAACAGAGAAAACTACAAAAACATATAAATTATCAGAAAAAAAAATACAAGGTCATACATATAAATTAGAGGCTTTAAAACAAGCTATATATAAGGTACTTAATACAGAAAAGTATGAGTATCCAATATATAGCTTTTCTTATGGAGTAGAACTTGAAAGCCTTATAGGTAAAGATAGTGATTATGTACAAGTAGAGTTAAAAAGAAGAATAGAAGAATGTTTATTGCAAGATGAAAGAATTGAATATGTTGATAATTTTAATTTCTCTATTAAGGATGATGAAATGCTTTGTACTTTTGATGTAAATAGTATCTATGGTGAAATTAAAATTACAAGGGGGGTGGCTATTTAATGTTTGAAGATCATACTTATGAAAGTATTTTAAACGATATGTTAAGCAGGGTAACAAATGATGTTGATAAAAGAGAAGGCTCAATAATATATGATGCTCTTGCCCCCTGCGCATATTATTTAGCAGAACAATACTTTAATTTAGATAATTTTTTAAACCTAGTTTCTGGTGATACTGCTGTAGGAGAATACCTTGACAGAGTTGTCGCTGATTATGGCCTTACAAGGAAAGAAGCTGCATCTGCAGTAAGAAAAATTGAAACAACAGGTGTAATAGATATAGGTACAAGATGGAGTTTAAACGATACAACTTATGAAGTAATTGAACTAATTTCGGAAGGGACTTACAGTGCAATCTGTGAGCAAGAAGGAGAAATAGGAAATACTTATTCCGGCAAACTTGAAAATATTGATAATGTAAACGGAGTTACAGCATTTCTAACAGATATTATAACTTCTGGTGCAGATGAAGAAACAGATGATAACCTAAGAGAAAGATTTTATTCAAAGGTACAAGCACCGGCAACATCAGGAAATGTTTACCATTATAAAAAATGGGCTTTAGAAGTTTCCGGCGTGGGTGATGCTAAAGTTTTTCCCCTTTGGAATGGTAATGGAACAGTAAAAATATTAGTTATAAATAACGAAATGGAAATAGAGCCAACTTTACCGGCAACAGTATATAACTATATAGAAACAGTAAGACCTATTGGAGCAACTGTAACTGTTGCAAGTCCTATAAGCCAAACTATAGATATATCTGCAAATGTAACTTTAGACGGAACTAAATTGCTTGAAGATGTACAAACAACTTTTATTTCAACCATAGGAGATTATTTGAAAGATACAATCTTTGATACTTACAGTATCAGCTATGCAAAAATCGGAAGTTTGCTTTTATCGACTGAGGGTGTGAAGGATCATGATACTTTGCTTGTTAACGGTGGTGCAGTTAGCATAACTCTTACAGATGAACAAATACCTGTAATTGGTACAATAACATTAACGGAGGTATAAAATATGGTTGATTTAATGAATTTGTTACCCCCGATATATGATAACAATACAACTATGATGGAACTGCAAGAAATATTTAGTATAGATATAACTGATATTAAAAATTCTTTTAATAAAACTATAGATGAATGTTTCATAGATACAGCGGAATTTACATTGAATAGATGGGAAAAAGAATGTGGCATAAGTGTAAATAATGAACTTGATATGGAAACACGACGGGCAAGGATTAAAAGTAAAATAAGAAACTATGGCACTATTACAATTAGCTTACTGAAAAATATAATCGAATCATTTGAAAACGCATCTGCTGAAATTATAGAGGATAATAGCAATTATATATTTACTATAAAATTTAATGATTACTATAGGATCCCCACTTCTATTGATATTACAAAAATATATGAAGCCATAGAAGAAATAAAACCTGCACATCTTGCTTTTGACCATACTTTTGCATATAACTGGTGGGGCAGGACTGCAGATTCCGGAATATGGAATGATGGCGGAACATGGGACGATTTAAGAAATTACAAGGAGGCATAAGAAATGAGATATACAGAGAATTATGGCTTTAAACAGCCTGAGCCACTTGATACAAGAAACATAGAAGACCTGAATTATAATGCTGATAAAATTGATTATACACTTAAAACTATCCAAGATAATAACACTCACCTTGAAACTACATTTGATTCATTGACTATTAACGCCGGAGAAAGCAACGCAGAGATAGTTGATGCCAGAGTAAATGCAAATAATATCACCTATGAGAAACTTGGAGATAGACTTGATGCGAGTGATGAACAAATCAGCAATCTTGAAAAAGATGTTATGTATCAAACATCAACTATACCTATGCAAGAGATTAACGATATATCAATTTGTAGTGGAATTGCAACCTTAAGCGTAGGGTGGACTTATGTGCCTTTTCCGAGATTATTTAGAGCAGCACCTGTTGTAACATGTAACGTATTGGATACAGTAGAAGCCGCTGTAACCATTAAACAAGTTACCGAGGTAGGTTTTTATGCCACTATTATTCAAACAAGTGTACCGCCTACGGTTACTATTTCATCAGGTACTGCCACAGTAGTTAAAGGTGCTACACAATTTTTAGCAGGAGTAATACACTATATTGCTTGTTTAGATGATGGAGTGAAACTATAAGGAGGTTAATATGATTACAGATTATCAAAATGAATATTTTAAATTTTATCAATTGTTTAAAGGTAATTATTATAAGGGTGTTAGTATCCTTCGTGGAATACTTAATGACCCTGTGCTTGCAAGAGAACTTGTAACAAACAAAGCAGCCATGTTTGCTATATATACAGACTGCTTAAGAAGTAATGTTGATGGAATGTGTGTAGATGCCCTTAACGCTAGTGCTTATGCTGATGAAGGGCTTATAACCTATCTCAACGCAATAATGGAAAAGAGCTTTGTAGATATACCTACGTTGGTTGCCAATGATGATATGAACACAGTGATAACAAACTTAGCAGCCATGAACGCAGTGGCAGCAAGTACAGCAGCCATGAACGCAGTGGCAGCAAGTTCAACAGCCATGAACGCGGTGGCAGCAAGCTCAACAGCCATGAACGCAGTGGTAGCAAGTACAGCAGCCATGAACGCAGTGGCAGCAAGTACAACAGCCATGAATGCAGTGATAGCAAGCTCAACAGCCATGAACGCAGTGGCTTCAAGTGCAGCAGCAATGAATTCAGTATTGAAAAGTTCTAACGCACGTACAGCAATTGCAGGATACTCTGGCCTTAATAGTTTATACAATACCATCATGGCAACAATTAGCAATACAACATATTTCTCAAAGAAATATGATTATATTGATTCTGGCAGTAAATGTGCTATTCCTAACAGTGGCACAGATAGCACTTCTACTGCAAATCAGTCTATATTTCTTTGTAAGAAAGCAGGCGCTTGGAGTGATGGTACACAGGTCACTGTTAGTGTAAAACATCTGCAAACTGGTGTTTCGTCAGGAGGAACCACAACTACAAGTGGCGGAGGTTATTCTACTGACGATATGTCAACTGGGGGTGTGCCATTGACTGTAGTCTGCATAGGTGGTGCAACTATTCAAGAATCAGGAGATGCATATATCAGTGGTATTTTTGCTTATGCAATTTAAATATAATATTGGAATAATAAACAACTCAAAACAATTACAGACTAATAGGGAGCCTTCGGGCTCCTTTGCCATTTAAGAAAGAAGGTTGAATAATGAAAAACAGTGATATGTTATTAAAAGCAGCGCATTACATAACCAGTCCATTCGGATACAGAACTAACCCTGTTACAGAGAAGCATGAGGGGCACAATGGCGTTGATTATGGTACAAGGGGTAAGAAAGTACCTTGCTATGCTGTAGCAGATGGTATTGTTAGAAAAGTAAGTACAGATAGATATGGCGGTAACTTCTGTTATGTGGAATATCCATCTTTAAACCATTATGGATTATATTATCACTTAGACAGTTTCAGCGTAAAAGCCGAACAGTCAGTTAAAGCAGGGCAACAGATTGGCATTACTGGAACTACAGGACAATCTACAGGTGTACATTTGCATTTCAGTTGGATATTAAGTAATAGTAAATCAATGCAGTATTATAATGCTACATATGAGGATTTTGAAAGCTATTCTTTCCCTAAGATACATTCCGAGAATTACAAGAAGGTACAATCTAAGTATGGCTTTAACGATAATACAATGGCATATCTTGAGCAGTATAAATATGATGAAGATCTATTCAAGGAAATGCTGGAGTCAGGCAATACACAAGATTATCAGTTAAATACTATAAATTATATTTCAGCTTATAAATATGGCAAGGAAGTATTTAAAAAACTTAACAAATAAGGGGTAAATATGAATGATATTTTACAAATTGCTGCAATTACACTTCCCAGTGTTCTATCCGGGCTAGTATTGGGTAAGTTTCAAAGGTGGCAGACAAAAGGTGAAGAAAACTCTAAGTTACAGAGAAAAGAAAATTTTTTGATTATGAAAAATATTGATGCTATTGGTTGTCTCGCAGAACAAACAGCAAAGTGTCTTAGAGGTGAAAAAATAAATGGAGAATTAACTAGTGCTTTAGAATACAGAAAAAATATGCAGCATGAATTAGAAGATCACTTTATGGAAGTTAGTGCTAATTTAAAGAATATGGGAGGTATTTAAATGAATAAAATTAATTGGAAAGTAAGATTTAACAATCCAGTATGGTGGGCACAAATAGCCTTAGCTGTTATTGGACCTATATTAGCTTATTTTGGACTTATGTGGAAGGACATTACAACTTGGGGCACACTTATTAACTTACTCTTTGATGCCGTGAAAAATCCGGTTGTATTTGTATCTATTATTGTCAGTGTATTTAATGCGTTAAATGATCCTACAACTAAAGGTCTTGGTGACAGTGAAATGGCAAAAACTTATATGAGTCCTTTTTAAAATTTTTTAAGCTTATAATTTATGTTCCAAATCTTATTTATTTAAGATAAACTAAAAATATACTATGGCAAGTCTATCATAAATATTCATTGACTATTTTACATAAAATGACATTTGTAGTATAATTAATTTAATCGATCCCACCGAGCCTATGTAGTAGTTTGCTATATGCATAACAAGGTGGGCCTTTTGTTTTTTGTGAGGAATTTTATGAATACGTTAAAACCTTTTAAAAGTATAGACGAGCAGATTGAATTATTGGAATCCAGGGGATTAATAATATAGGATAAGAACAAAGCAAGATATATATATTATGCAGAAATAATTATTATAGGTTAAGCGGGTATACACTTACATTAAGAAAAGATGATAAATTATTTTATGAAAATATAACTCTAGATGATGTAATGCAAATTTATTATTTTGATTCCGAATTGAGAAGCCTATTATTACGTGTATTAGAATATATAGAAATTTTCATTTAGAGCCTTGTCTAAATTATTCTTAATAATGGACAAAGAAACGAAAAAAGAAATTTGTAACAATCATTATAATGGCTTAGATAATTAATATAGTAACAGATCCTACAAAGCCTCTCGATGACGCGTAACAATGTAGGCCATTATGGGGCAGTTGCAAAACGCCCCCAAAAATAAAAAAGAGCAGAATTCCTGAAAAAAGGGTCTGCTCTTTTTGAGTTATATTAAATAGCAATGAAAGTAGATAATAAAAAAATGAATTTAACCTCAAGGTTAAGCATGTATTTTAAAAAAAATAATAAAAATTAAAGGGATTTTTTGCTGAATTAAAATTATTTGATAGTATGAAAATCCTTTTGTCTTTTGCCCAATATTTGAAGAATAAGGCGGTCACAAAATTAATATTTTGTAATTGCCTTATTTTAATTTTGACAAAAGATATATTTAAATAAGGAAAACTAAAATAGGAGGGATTTGTTTTGTTAAATATAAAAACAAGAGAAACAGAAACAAGTATAACAGTGACATGGGAGGCTGTATTAAATGCAACAGGATATGACATAGAGATAGATGGACAAGCAGTTGATAACGGTAATAGTTTAACTTATCAACATACAGGACTACAACCAAATACAAACCATACTTATAGAGTAAGAGCTAAAAAATCAGATGTAATTGAAGAATGGAGTGAGGCTATTACCGCATCTACTCTTTTGACAGGAACAATAATAATCACAAATAAAGAAGAATTAAAACAAATAGCAAATGATTTAACAGCAACGTATGTACTTGGAAATAATATCGACTTAGAAAACGAAAAATGGGAACCAATAGGAAGTGAGAATGTACCATTTAGCGGAGTATTTGACGGAAAAGGACATAAGATAAGCAATTTAAGTATAAATAAAGAAACACAAGACTATATAGGATTCTTTGGTAAAGTCTCTAATGGAAGTGTAAAAGATGTAGCAATTGAGAATGTAAATATAAAAGGAAGAAATAATGTAGGAGGATTAGCAGGTACTACAGAAAGAGAATGTGTGATAGAAAGGTGTGGAATAAAAGGAACGGGAAGTATTCAAGGCAAAGGAAGTGTAGGAGGATTAATAGGATATGTAAATAAT